GCAGATAATACTGCTGTAGCAACATATCGTGATAACCTATTCTTTGGAACAGGTTTATTGAGCGATCATAACGAGGTTAAGGTCATAGACATGAGCGAGGTCGATGGATCTCAAAATGTTCGTGTGATCATGAGATACACAGCAGGTGTACAGATTGGTATTGCAGGTGACGTGGTATTGTATCACGCATAAGATTGATTGAGGTTTAATCAAGAGGGCAGGTAGGCAGATGCTTGCTTGCCCTTTTTTAATAAGAAATAACTATGGCATGTCAAATTGCAGCAGGACGTCTAGAACCTTGTAAGGATGTAGTAGGTGGATTACAGGCGGTCTACCTATCTAACTTTGATGCTTTCACATTCGATGATATCACCTATGGTGGTACGGACGGAGAGGTGTCAGCAATAGCAGGGACTCCTGAGACGTTTAAATACGAACTACGTGGGACAAGTGACTTCAATGAAACTATCACTTCATCACGAGAAAATGGAACTACCTTCTATGAGCAGGTACTTACATTGAATCTAAAAAAGTTGACTCCTAAAAGTCATAAGGAGATCAAATTTATTGCAACCAACCGCCCGAAGGTATTTGTGGAGGATAACAACGGAAACATATTCCTAGCAGGTGCAGAATTTGGTATGGATTTAACAGCAGGAAACATCACAAGAGGTGCTGCTATGGGTGATTCTAGTGGCTACACTCTTACCTTGACAGGTATGGAGCGTCAACCTGCAGAATTTCTAGACGATACTTTGACCAATGTAGGAGTAACGACTAGTTCAACTTACATAAGTGACATTTAAAGATCCCTGTATCTTTGTCTGCGAAGGTGATCTCTATATGGGGTCACTTTTTTTTGCATTTATTTTTGGTAATTAAAAAAATGGTTGTATATTAGCAAAGAATTAAACAAGCAATAACATGAAACAGATTAAAGTATTACGCGAAGGAGAATTTGCACAAGCACTAGGCTACAAAGTAGACTCTTTAGAAGGTGTACGTTACACCGAACTTGTAGAATGTCTAGGCGAACCAACTTGGGACTATCCTAGTGGTGATGACAAGGTGCAGAAGGAGTGGGTTGTAAAGTTTGGTGACGAGCAGTTTACAATCTACGATTGGAAAACGTATGATGTTGAGTACACTATGACGCAGCTAAAGGTGTGGAGTATTGGTGGGACTAGTAGTGGTTTAGAATTTCGTGATGCGCTGCTTAGAAAGCTAGGGCATACTAATGCCATGAGCCTTTAAAAATACAGGGGGATCTACGGATCTCCTTTTTTTTTCTTAATTTATTTTTTATTTACAAAAAAAGTATTATCTTTAGACTATAATTAAACAACAAGCAATATGAAAAACAAGTTTATTTACAACCAATGGAAGAATGACGTACTATACGTTATTGAGGACGCGGTAGCATCTGCATACAGCAGTCACCGCGATGTGGACGAGGACTTTATTAATGACCTTATCTACCAAGAAATTGACCGCAGCGTGATTTACTATGCGGACGCATGGGCTATAGCCTATGAACTAGCTGACAGCGATTGGAAAGACATGAGTGCAGAATTTGGCGAGATCACTAATATCTGCCAACTTGCATACGCGGCACTTTATGACAAGGTGCAAGAAGATCACCAAATGGAATCAAGTTATTTACTAGAATACTTTAAAGAAGAGGAAGAATGAAACTAGGTACAGAAACAGGTTCGCTAATGAACCATTTGAGAAGCAATGATCCCACACCACCTGTAGTCGGTAAAGGGGCTACAGAATTGATGTGGACAGACAGGCACGCATACTTTGTGAATGCGGTGTCTAAAGACGGCAAGCGATGCACTATAGAACGTGCCAAAGCAATACGCACAGATGACAGAGGCATGTCGGATGCTCAAAACTATAGATATGAGCGTACAGGGAACACCACAGAACTACGCTTTAAGTGGGGCAAGTGGAGAGCGCAAGGTAAAGACGAGTGGAGTAAAGACAAATGGTATCCTGTAAACATAGTGTTTGGATACATGGACGAATACTATGACTTTAGTTTTTAGTATGCTTGTTAGGAGGGGGGCTGCCATGAGGCAGTCCCTTTTCATTTACGGACAAATGAAGCGCAGCGCGTTATATTGATATGACGATATTGAACTCACAGAACATCTATCAATCTATAACTTGCTTTCCTAGAGAAATTCTTACAGGAGAGGCTATTAGTCAATATGGACTTAGAATAGTAGATCAACAAAAGAATGCAGAGGTAGGTGGAGAAATTACGTCAAGAACTATAACCAATAAGAAGCTAGTAATTGAATTTTTATTGACTACGATTGATGAAAGGTTCTATACTACAGAGGTCTATAACAGATCTACAAATAAAATTCTTTTTAGAGGGGTGGCGTTTGCCTGTGACACTAGACAGAGTCTAGATAAGTACACAATGTACTATGAGGACAACATCCTGCCAACGGCAAATAATCAAACATACATCACTTTATGAGGTTCTTACAACTGAATAGCTACACAAGTCCTAAGATTGTTGAGGACAAGCAGAATGACTATGTATCCTATGGCGTAGACAACAACTACTACCAATACCTCATAGACTTGTATCATTCAAGTCCAACTAACAACGCAGCCATCAAAGGAATAGCAGACATGATCTACGGAGAAGGTCTAGAGGCTGTGCAAGCAGATCGCAACTTGCAAGGATACCTAGAGGTCAAAACGATATTCAAAGACGACTGCATGCGTAAGATTTGTCTAGATCTAAAGATGCTAGGTCAAGCTACGTTTCAACTCATTAAGTCTAAGAACGGCAAAAGATATGTAAGGGCTATGCACTTTCCTGTGCAGACGTTACGTCCTGAGAAAGCAAATAAAGACGGGGACGTTGAAGCCTACTACTATAGTGCAGATTGGACTAAGATCCGAGAAGAAGAGTTTAAACCTGTCCGTATTCCTGCCTTTGGTTACGATGAACAGGCTAATGAAAGCATTTACTGCATCAAACCATATTCAACAGGTAACTATTATTTCAGTCCTGTTGACTATCAAGGAGGTCTACAATACGCAGAACTAGAGCAGGAGGTAGCCAACTACCATTTGAATAATATCAAGAACGGGCTTGCTCCTTCCATGTTGATCAACTTCCATAACGGAGTACCACCCGAAGAGGAACAAGACGAAATAGAACGCGACATCACACGCAAGTTTACAGGATCTAGCAATTCAGGACGCTTTATCCTTGCTTTTAATGACAGCAAGGACAGCAGCGCATCTATTGAGCCTGTGCAGTTAAGTGAAGCATCTAACCAATATGAATTTTTGTCTAGTGAGTGCATGAGAAAGGTCATGGTGGCTCATAGGATCACTTCTCCCATGCTTTTAGGCATCAAAGACCAAACAGGGTTAGGGAACAACGCGGAGGAACTTAAAACGGCTTCTACGCTGTTTGACAATGTGGTGATCCGTCCATTCCAAAGAATAATCATAGAGGCTGTGGACAATATCCTAGCTGTTAATGGCTTCTCGTTAGATCTTTATTTTAAGACATTACAGCCACTTGAATTTACAGACCTAGCAAATAACCAAGTAGACGAAGAAACGCGCGAGAAAGAAACGGGAGTGGCTTTATCTAGCCAATCATGTTGCACAGGTCATGTAGATACAGACGAAGGACGTGTGGAATTAAGCAGCGATCACATGAACATGTGGTTAGAACACCTGTCAAGTGTTGGTGAAATAGTGGACGAGAACGAATGGGACTTGATTGAAGAAGTGCCTGTCACAGATTACGATGAAGATGAGCAGCGATATAATTTCTATAGATCATATTCCACACCGCAAGCCAAAAGTGATCAAGACAGAGGTCTATTCAAGGTTCGTTATGGTTACGCTCCAAAACGAGATAGCGCAAACTCGCGTGATTTTTGTTCAAGAATGGTTGCTGCGAGCAAGGACGGGGTGGTATATCGTAAAGAGGATATCCTTAAAATGGGATCACAAGGTGTAAACGGACAATTTGCACCTAGAGGTAAGTCAACGTACTCAATTTGGCTTTGGAAAGGCGGTGCATACTGCCATCACTTTTGGACTAGAAAGGTCTACTTCCGCAAGCGTGCAGAGGGTGGACAATTCTTACCTAAGAGTACCACTAAAGGTCTAGAAAATGAACGTGTATCAAGCGTAAGTGAAGCAAAAGGAAAGGGTGCGCCAATACCAAGCAATCCTGCACAAGTTTCTACGAAGCCAATAGACACACCCTCACGAGGAAAATTGAATTAAGATGGCACAGGTACTATTAGTAAGACGTCAAGACATATTGAAACTAACCCCTATAAACGGGAATGTAGATACAGACAAGATCACGCCTTTTATCAAGAGCGCACAGGATATACATATTCAAGACATACTTGGAACAAAGCTATTTGAGAAACTTATAGACGGGGTGCAGAATGACAATCTAACTGCTGACTACAATACACTTCTAGTGACGTATGTTCAACCTGTCTTGTGTCATTTGGCTGCTGCTGACTTTTATTTGTTTCATGGTTACGAGATCGCAAATGGTGGGATCTTTAGACACCAAAGCGAGAACAGCACAACGCCCTCCAAAAACGAAATTGACGCCTTAGTGCAAAGGCAAAAAGATATAGGGGATCATTATCGTAGAAGGTTGCTAGACTACCTAAACTTTGAAGCACCTAGCAAGTATCCTGAATACTACACAAACACCAATGACGATATGTACCCTAATCAAAGGACTAGATATTCAACGGGATGGGTACTATAAGAACGTATAAGCCAAAGGAAGTGAATGTAAAGAAGCTAAAGACCTTCCTAAAAAAGCAGAAAAAAAATGAGTTACGGAAAGATATATGATACCACTTGGTGGGGGGTTGGTAGAGATAACGCTATTGGATGGGGTATAGTCTATGCAAGTCTTGGTAATCCTGCTCCTGCACAAACAAGTAGGTTTGTACAAGATACTGAAGCTGATGGAGGCGTAGTAGAATGTCCATCTTGCGGTCAAACAGATTTGGAATTTTTAAACGATAATCCGTAATGAGTTTTAACGACGATGCACAAATAATGCTCTTATCAAGTTTCGGAGCATCAAAAGATGGAAAAGCCTATACCGTTAAACCCGTAGGTGGAGGTGCGCCTTTGTATGTTACAAGAGGTTCAAACCTAACTGCTACAAGGGTAGATAGCAACGGACTGATAGAGAAAGGAAGGGAAAATCTTTTGTTGCAGTCAAACGCATTTACCTCATCACCTTGGACAAATTACTTGATAGACACACCAACAAGC